AAGTTGGGTGTGAAAGTTATGTCATTGTTGAAGAGTCCCCGTGAACAAGTTCGAAGGGAGAGTCCCAATGATAATGAATTGCATCGTCGCAAAAACAATGCACGCCAGAGGGCTCAATGGACCGCCCAAGGGATGTTTAATGGTGCGCAGGAAGATCGTGTACCGTTGATCGAACGTGAAGTTGTTAAACCCTTGGGGAGTACGGACCCCAGCGCAGCTATCCTTATTCGAGAGCATTTTATGCCGGCTATGGTGAATGTTATTACTTCGTATTTTCGGGATGGTGTTGAGGTTACTAGTGGCACCCATGCTTTTATGGTGTGTGGTACTATTATGTTAGCCCCTTATCATTTGTTCGTTGATAGGAATGGTGACGTTTTGCCATTAAATGCCTTGTTGACGATAACAACTCCAAATGAGGTTGTGTGCAGTGTGCATTTTGATGGAAGAAATTTGCGAAGGCTTATTAATCAAGATGGTGAGGAGAAAGACATGGCAGTGTACAGGGTTGGTCCTATGATGCGTTCTTTTAAGAACCAATTGAAACACCTAATGTGCGAGAAAGACATTTCTTATCATGAGTGTTTCGATGCAGAACTTATCACAATCACAAAGGGATTACCTATGACTCAGTTTGTTCGAGCGAATGCCATAACAAGTGAAAAATTTTACAATATTGCTCCTAATGATACTCGTGAACAAGTTTTGATGCGAGGATGGGAGTACAATGCTGTCACTCCAAAAGGCTCATGTGGAGGTTTGTTGGTCGCTCACAACACACGGATGATACGCAAGATCGTTGGCTTGCACGTCTCTGGGGCTCTCAATGCTAATCGAGGGCAGTCTGAGATTGTGTCATTTGAACAAGTCACGGAGGCGATCAAGAGTTTGCCAGGTGTGGCCACTGAACCAAATGGATTACCAGTTATTGGTGGCCTCTTGGATTTTGACAGGCCATGTGTTATACCGGAGGGGAATTTGTCTCTTTTGGGTGTGTTGCCGGCAAAAGACACACCGCGTTATATCGAAAAGAGTGATTTGATTCCTTCACCAATGTTTGATAAGATCTTCAAACATGTGATGGAACCAGCAGTTCTTACTCCACGGGACCCTCGATTGAAGGTAAAAGCTGCCCCATTGAAGAGTTGCGCGGAGCGTTTTGGGCGACCATGTGTCAGTTTGAAGGTGGATGATCTTGAAGAAGCAGCCAAACATGTTCAAGAGGTTGTTTTGGCGCTACCACATGTGGGAGGCACGAAAAGGATATTGACGGAGTTCGAAGCAATTAACGGTATACCTGAATATGAGTTTTTTGATTCAATTAATATGGAGACATCACCAGGTTATCCCTATGTTAAAACTCGTCCCATTGGATCAAAGGGGAAAATTTACCTTTTTGATGGTGGCCCAGGATCCTACGTTATAAAGGATCCAGAGTTAAGATTGCGTCTTGATGCAAGGGAACAAGGGGCACGGATGGGTACGCGTGTTTCATCATTATGGACCATTATGTGTAAAGATGAAAAACGAACAATGGCGAAAGTTGAGCAAGG